TTGAGCAATTCAGCAAGCGCTGACTGGCAGGCGGTAGTCGCCGCCAAATCCAATGACGAGGTGGAAGCTCAATATTACGACTGGAACAAGTGGGCGCTGGACAAGCAGCGCCCACCGGCAGGCGACTGGACCACATGGTTGCTGCTGGGCGGGCGCGGCTCGGGGAAAACCCGCGCCGGGGCCGAATGGGTGCGAACGCTGGCGGCGCGCGGGATCGGGCCGATTGCCCTGGTTGGTGAAACCATGACGGAAGCAATCGCCATCATGGTGCGGGGCGAGAGCGGAATATTGAACGTGCATCCCGAACTGGAGCGGCCTGCGCTGAAGGGGCAAAGGTTGATCTGGCCCAATGGCGTCGAGGCAACCATCCTGTCGGCGTCGGACCCCGAGCGATTTCGCGGGCCACAATTTGCCGCCGCATGGTGTGACGAAGTGGGCAAGTGGCATCGCGCGGAAGATGCCTGGGACATGCTGCAATTTGGCCTGCGGCTGGGGGACCATCCTCGGCAATTGGCCACCACCACGCCGCGTCCAACACGGCTGCTCAAACGGCTTCTGATCGATCCGCATACGGCTGTGACGACGATCAGGACGGCGGAGAACCGCGCGCAACTGGCGCCGAATTTTCTCGAAGCCGTGGTGGCGCGGTATCGCGGCTCGGTGCTGGGGCGGCAGGAGCTGGACGGTGAAATGATCGAGGACCTGCCCGATGCACTGTGGCAACGCAGCGCGTTTCGGCGGTTTGCGGGTGGGGCGGTGGAGCGCATCCTTGTGGCGGTTGATCCGCCGGTGACGGGTACGGCCAAGTCTGACGCCTGCGGGATTGTGGTGGCCGGACGGGTGGGCGAGGGCGCGGTGGTGCTGGAGGATCGAACGCTCAAGCCGGCGCAACCGCTGGCCTGGGCACGGCGCGCCGTGGCGGCGTTTTATGCCCACGGGGCCGATGCCATTGTGGTCGAGGTCAATCAGGGCGGCGACCTCGTGCGCTCGGTGATTGCACAGGTGGATGCGAGCGTGCCGGTGCGCGAAGTGCGGGCCAATCGCGGCAAGTGGCTGCGCGCTGAGCCCGTTGCGGCGCTCTATGGGCGCGGGCTGGTGGCTCATGCTGCAGGGCTTGAGGCGCTGGAGGATGAAATGTGTGCCTTCGGCGCCGATGGCAAAAGCGAGGGACATTCGCCCGACCGGGTGGATGCGCTGGTGTGGGCGCTGACGGAGCTGTTGTTGAACGACAGCAGGCCTCGGGTGCGGGGGCTTTAGGGCAGGCACCTTTCAGCCTTTTTAAGCACAGACTTTGAGGAGATTTCTATGCAGATGGAAACTTCGGACGGAGGCGTCCTAAATCTCTCGGACTATCCCGTGCATTCCTTTGTCGCCTCTTTTGTAGCCCTGACGCGGCGCTTCGGATTTTTCATCGGTGATGTTGGCTCCGAATGCTTCGTCGAGCCGGAACAGCTTCCATCCAGCTGGCTCATTGCTTACGCTTCCGCCGCGAACTTGCCATGCGCGCATGACCTCGTTGCCCGCGGTCGACACCCCGACAGCATGGACTTCAACTATGCGCGTAAAACCATCATAGACCAGCTCAAGGCGCTTACCCTGAATCAGGGCATCACAAGCTACCGAGTTCCACACCACTATATCTCCGTAAAATAAGAACAAATCTGATATGTTTTTGATCGCGGTCAGGCAGTATCTGATGATGATTCACTATTTTTTGTCAAATTAATACAATGAAATAGTAGAGCATATTTGGAAATTGAATTTTCGCATTAGCTTTCCAGGCTCCGAAATAAGATCGCCCTGATCGATCACGAGCTTATTGGGGCTAAATCTTATCTCGCTTCCCTCTCCCACAAGGGGGAGGGTGACGACTGATGGTCGGCGGACCGCAAAACAGGAACCAAAACCATGCCGAACTGGATCAGCCGCTTGTTGGGCGGGGGTGTGAACGCGCCTGCTGAAACCAAGACGTTCTCGGGCCATACGGTGATGAGCCTCAGCCAGCTTGGCGCGCCGAACTGGAGCAACCGGGGATTTGCGAGCCTGGTCAATCAGGGGTTTGCGCGCAATCCGGTGGTCTATCGCTGTGTGCGGTTGATTGCCGAGACGGCAAATCGAGTGCCGCTGGTGGTAGTCGAAAACGGCCGCAAGGTGGATGAGCATCCGTTGGCGAGCCTGCTCGGGCGGCCCAATGGGCGGCAGTCGGGCGGGGAAATGCTGGAGGCGGTTTATGCCTATCTGCAAACGGCGGGGAATGCCTATTTGCAGGCGGGGTTGGTAGAGGGTGAGGTCAAGGCGCTGTTTTGCCTGCGGCCCGACCGCATGAAGGTGGTGGCGGGCGCCGATGGCTGGCCAGTGGCTTATGACTATACGGCGGCGGGGCGCACGATGCGGCTGCCCCAGGATGGGGCACTGCCAAGCGTGCTGCACATGGCGCTGTTTCATCCCATGGATGACCATTACGGCATGGCGCCATTGGAAGCGGCGCAGACCAGCCTCGATATTCACAACGCGGCGGGCGAATGGAACAAGGCGCTGCTCGACAATGCGGCGCGGCCGAGTGGCGCGCTGGTCTATTCGGCGGCGGGCGGAAGCCTGACCGAGGATCAGTTCGAGCGGCTCAAGACCGAGCTGGAGCAGAACTTTGCCGGGGCCGGCAATGCCGGTCGGCCGATGCTGCTGGAAGGCGGGCTCGACTGGAAAACCATAGCCCTAACACCGCGCGACATGGATTTCATCGAGGCCAAGCATGCCGCCGCGCGCGATATCGCGCTGGCCTTTGGCGTGCCGCCCATGCTGCTCGGCATTCCGGGCGACAATACCTATGCGAACCTGGCGGAAGCCAATCGCGCATTGTGGCGGCAGACGCTGATCCCGCTCGTGGTGCGGGTGGCCGATGAGCTGAGCAATTGGCTGTCGCCAGCCTTTGGCGGTGCGGTGATCGAGCCGGACTTTGACGGGGTCGAGGCACTGGCGGAAGATCGGGCGGCGCTGTGGAGCCGGGTGTGTGGGGCGGAGTTTTTGAGCGACGCCGAAAAGCGTGCGATGTTGGGGATTTAGGGGAATTGCCCCTCCCCACCGGCGCTTCCCGCGGACTTGATCCGCGGGTCTTTGTCCGCACCTGCCGAGCGGTGAGTGACCCCCGGATCAAGTCCGGGGGAAGCGATTGTGGGTGGGAAAAATCGCGGATCCTTCGCGCGTTTGTCTGGGGGACAAAGGGGCATCACCAAGCCCACCGCGCGTCATCCTCGGGCTTGACCCGAGGAGTCTTACAGACAGCCAAGCAAGTGCAGAGCCCTAGGGTCAGGCCCGAGGGTGACGATTGCGTTTGAGGAGAAACCATCATGGACGAGCTGACCAAAACCGTCATCGAGCGGGGCGATCTTGCGCATCTGGCGCTGTTTCTGTGGGCGACCGGCGCCAGCACTTTGCTGGTGTGGAGCCTGCGGGAGCTGGCCAAGGCGAACCAGCACTTCAATGACTTCGTGCGCGAGATCGCCACGTTGAATCAATTGTTCAAGAAGGGGGACTAAGGCCATGGCGGACAAGACAAGCCGCGACAATGCGCAGCAGACTTTTCGGCAGTTCGCCTGGAATCTGGCGGGCACGCTGGCCAGCCCCAAAGCGGGCAGCAAGACCCAGGCAAAGCCGGTGGGTAAGCGCTGATGGCCACGATCCCCATCGACGCGGAGGGGCGATTTTCGGGCTATGCGAGCGTCTTTGACCGGGTCGATGGCGGTGGCGATATCGTCATGCCCGGAGCCTTTGCCAAGAGTCTGGCCAAACGCCGCGACCGCATTCGCCTGCTGTTTCAGCATGACCCCAAGGAGCCGGTGGGCACCTGGGAGGCGATTGACGAGGACGCCCATGGTCTGTTCGTGGCGGGGCGGCTGGTGCCCGGTGTGCCGAGGGCCGATGCGCTCAAGCGCCTGATCGAGAACGGGGCACTCGATGGGCTGTCCATCGGCTTTCGCACCGTCAAGGCGACGCGCGAAGGCGGCAATCGCAAGCTCTGGCAGATCGACCTGTTCGAAATTTCGATCGTGACTTTTCCCATGATGGAGGACGCGCGGATTGCGCCCTCATCGATCTCGACCGGCGCGGCTATCGCGGCGGCAACGCAAACCATCCGCAACCGATAAGGACATTTCGTATGGACATGACCAGTGACGGCCTTGAAACCAAGGCCGGCGCAGGGAGCGATATTGCCGCGCTCTTTGCCGAATTCTCCCATGCCTTTGAAGAGTTCAAGGCTACCAATGACCAGCGTCTGGGCGAACTGGAAAAACGCGGCTCGGCCGATGGGCTGCTCGAGGGCAAGCTGGATCGGTTGAACGCTGTGCTTGATGGGCAAAAGGCGGCCATGGACCGCGCCATTGTCGACCGCGCCCGCCTGCCGCTCGATGGCAAGGCTGGCAAGGTCGAGGGCGAATACAAGGAAGCCTTCGCCTCCTATGTGAAGCGCGGCGAGGAAAAGGCGCTGTCGGTCGGCGTCAATGCTGACGGTGGCTATGTGGTGCCCGGCGAAACCGAGGCCGAAATCACCCGCCTGATGACGGCGGTGTCGCCGATCCGGGCCATTGCCGGTGTGCGCCAGGTGTCGGGCTCGGTCTACAAGCGGCCGATTTCGGTGACCGGTCCGGCGGTGGGCTGGGTGGGTGAGACGGCGGCGCGTCCGACCACGACCAGCCAGACGCTGGCGGAGCTGAGTTATCCGACCATGGAACTCTACGCGATGCCGGCGGCGACCTCGGCGTTTCTGGACGATGCGGCAGTGGATGTCGGCCAGTGGATTGCCGACGAGGTCAATGCGGCCTTTGCAGCGCAGGAAACCACGGCCTTTGTCAGCGGCGACGGCACCAACAAGCCCAAGGGCTTTCTCACCGCAACGGCGGTGGCCGAAAGCAGCTGGAGCTGGGGCAATCTGGGCTATATCGCCACCGGCGCCGCCGGTGCGCTGCCGGCCAACAATGCCAGCGACGTGCTGATCGACCTCGTCTATGCGCTCAAGGCCGGCTATCGCCAGAATGCCAGCTGGGTGATGAACCGCAAGGTGCAGGGCGCGCTGCGCAAGCTCAAGGATGCCGACGGCAACTACCTGTGGCAGCCCGCTGCCGCCGCCGAGGGCAAGGCGCGCTTCATGGGCTTCGATCTGGTCGAGGCCGAGGACATGCCGAACATTTCGGCCAATGCGACGCCGATTGCCTTTGGTGACTTCAAGCGCGGTTATCTGATTGTGGATCGCCAGGGCGTGAGCGTGTTGCGCGATCCATTCAGCTCCAAGCCGTATGTGCTGTTTTACACGACCAAGCGGGTTGGTGGCGGGATTGCGGATTATGACGCGATCAAGCTGCTGAAGTTCGCTGCGAGCTAAGTCCGCGGTCCTGGCGTCTAGAGGTGGACGCGGTGAAGTTCCCTCTCCCCTGAGGGGAGAGGGCTAGGGTGAGGGGTTCAACCTCTCGGCTTGGGCCGCGGCGCTGAACCCCTCACCCGGCGCGATGCGCCGACCTCTCCCCTCAGGGGCGAGGTGGTGAGCAACCCTGGCATTTCCGGCGGGCACTGAAATCGCCGTCGTCCCCTTCCTCTTGTGAAGGCACGGATGGCCGATGGACAGCTTTCCCAAAAAACCAAAGGCAAAACAATGACTTCATACCTTCTCGCGGGGCCCGCGGAGGAGCCGGTTTCGCTTGCCGAGGCCAAGGCGTTTCTCAAGGTGGACGACACGGCTGAAGACGGGCTGATTGCGACGCTGATCGGGGCGGCGCGGCTGCATATCGAGGGCGTGACGGGCCGGGCGCTGCTGGCGGAGAGCTGGCGCGTGGTGCTCGATGGCTGGCCGGACAATCGGGTGATCAAGCTGCCGGTGACGCCGTTCATCAGCGTGACGCAGATCAGCGCGTTCGACGAGGCCGGTGCGGTCCATGAGGTGCCGCTGGCGCAGTTTATGAGCGAGCCCGATCGGCTGGTGCTGCCCGCCAGTATTGCGGGCACGCCCCTGCTCAGGGCGCAGATGGGCATTGAGATTGATTATGTGGCTGGGTTCGGGACGGAGCCGAGTGATGTGCCGGCCGATATCCGCCAGGCGCTGCTGGTGCTGGTGGCCTATTGGCATGAGCATCGCGACGCGGTGATCGTGGCCGGGTCGGGCGCGGTGGTGCCGAGCGGGTTTGATCGCCTGGTGTCGCGCCATCGTCAGGTGCGGCTATGAGCGAGCGGGTGCCGCCGATTGGCACGCTGACCGACCGGGTGCAGCTGCGGCGGCGCGAAATGACGGGCGAGGATGGCGGCGGGCATGTGGCGCTGTTCGTGCCGATTGCGTCGGTTTGGGCGCGGGTGCGTAGCCTGAGTGGTCGGCAGGGCATGAGTGCGGATGGCCGTGCGGTGGAGATTTCCCATTCCGTGGTGCTGCGCTTTCGCAGCGATGTGAGCCCGGGTGACCGGATCGTTTATCGCGGGCGCACTCTTGATGTGGTCAGCGCGGGCGATCTCAACGGGCAGCGGACATTTCTGAGCTGCACCTGCAACGAAACCAGTTTCACGGGGTAGGCTATGCATCCGATCAGCCTATTGCAAAACCAGCTGGTGGCGGCGCTCAAGGCCGATGCGGCGCTGGCAGCGATCATCGGCAATGGCGTGTTCGACGCGCCGCCCAAGGGTCGCGCCGCGCCCTATGTGGTGATCGCGCGGCACGATGTGATCCAGCGCGATGGCGATCTGACGCCGGGGCAGGAGCATCGGGTGTTGCTGCATTGCTGGAGCGATCAACCGAGCCGCACGCGGGCGCTGGACATGGTGGAGCGTGTGGTGGCGGTGGCCGTTGGGTTGGTGGGGGCGGGGCTGGTGGTGACGCATGCCGAGCATGTGCGGACCGAAACCGATATCGACAGCAAGACCGGGAATGCGCGTGCAGCGGTGACGTTGCGGTTTTTGAGTGAGAGCTGAGGGGCGGATGCTGCGGCATTGCGCAGACTGAAGCGCTGCACCCCTCACCCGCCGCTTCGCGGCGACCTCTCCCCTGAGGGGCGAGGTGAGCTGGTCCTGCGTTCATACATAAATTGGAGATCATCACATGGCCGCTCAAAGCGGGAAGAATATGTTGCTCAAGCTCGATCAGAGCGGGGCGGGGAGTTTTTTGACGGTGGCGGGGCTGCGCACGCGGGCGCTGGCGTTCAATGCCTCGACGGTCGACACGACCGATCAGGAAAGCGCTGGCCGCTGGCGGGAATTGCTGGCGGGCGGCGGGGTCAAACGCGCTTCGGTGTCGGGGGCGGGCGTATTCAAGGATGCCAGCTCAGACGCGGAAATTCGGGCGCTGTTTTTTGCCGGGACCATTCGCAACTGGCAGTTGATCCTGCCTGATTTCGGCACGGTGGCGGGGCCGTTTCAGATCGTGGCACTGGAGTTTTCGGCGGACCATGCTGGGGAAGTGACGTTTGACCTGGCGCTGGAAAGCGCGGGCGAGCTGACGTTTGCGGTGATTTAGCAGGGTTCCCCTCAGTCGTCATTGCCCGGCTTGTCCGGGCAATCCACTCCTCCGGTTTGCGTGGGCAGATGGATCACCCGGACAAGCCGGGTGATGACGGTGGGGAGGGAGCGGGGCAGGCCAAAAACTAACAGGGAGGCGAAACACATGGCGATTTCGCAGCGTGGGGAGATTGAGGCCGTGATTGGCGGGGAGGCGCGAACCCTGTGCCTGACGCTGGGGGCCTTGGCGGAGCTGGAGGCGCGGTTGCAGGCGGGCGATCTTGTTGGGCTGGCCGAGCGCTTCTCGTCGGGCCGGGTGTCGGCGCGGGATTTGACGGCCATTCTGGGTGCAGGGCTGCGCGGCGGCGGCAATGCGGTGACGGATGATGATCTGGCGCGGTTGAGCATTGAGGGTGGGCTCAGGGGCGCGGCGGAAATTGCGGCGCGGCTGCTCAAGGCGACGTTTGGGGAAGCGGCATGACGCCGTTTCCGTGGGAGGCGGCGATGCGGTTTGGGCTGGGCGTGTTGCGGCTGGCGCCGCGTGACTTTTGGGCGATGACGCCGCGCGAACTGGCAGCGGCCTGGGGCGCCATAGTGGGCGATCGGGGCGGGCCGTTGGGGCGGCGTGATCTCGACGGATTGATGGAGCGGTTTCCCGATGGCCAATGAGTTTTTCCCGGACAGCTTTCGCAGCGAGCTGAGCGATGTTTCGGTGGAGCTGGAGCGCATCGGCGACCTAGCGGATGGCACGGCGCGCTCGATCAGCACGGCGTTTCGCGGGGCGCTGATCGACGGCAAGTCGTTCAAATCTGTGCTGGGCGATATCGCGCGCAGCTTTGCCGATATTGCGCTGAAGGCGGCGATCAAGCCGCTGGGCTCGCTGGTGGGTGGGCTGGTGGAAAACCTGTTTACGGCGACCAATCCGGCGCTGGGCGGGGTGACGCCGTTTGCCAAGGGCGGGGTAATCGCCGCGCCGAGCTATTTTCCGATGAGCGGCGGGCTGGGGCTGATGGGCGAGGCAGGGGCCGAAGCCATCATGCCCCTGCAACGCGGGCCCGATGGTCGGCTGGGCGTGGCGGGCGGTGGCGGTGGAGCCGTGCATGTGACGTTTAACGTGACGGCGACCGATGCGCGCAGTTTTGCGGCGAGCGAGACGGAACTGAGCGCGATGCTGTTGCGCGCGGTGAAGCGCGGGTCGCGAGGGAGTTAGGGGGATCCTGACCTCGCACCCCCACCCTTGATCCCTCCCCGCAAGGGGGAGGGTGTCGACTGGGGATTCGGTTCTAGAGATTGCCCAATCCTAACCTCGATCGTCACCCTCGGGCTTGGCCCGAGGGGTCTTCAACATCGCAAACGCCCTCGGGTCGAGCCCGAGGGTGACGGGCTGTGGGTGGGGCGGACGGGGTGCCCGGGCCGTCCTTTCCGAAACAGGAGCCACTCATGGCGTTTCATGCTGTTCGCTTTCCGCTTGATGTTGCGCTGGGGGCGCGGGGTGGGCCGGAGCGGAAGACG